GTTTTTCACACCTGTCGGAATTTCAGGCTTTTCGGGGTAGGATGTTTTTATGGTCAATTACACGAAACCTGCGGAGTTGAAGATTTTGCAGGGCAACCCGGGTCAGCACAAGATTCGCACGAATGATGCGATTGCTCCTTTGGAGTATGGGTTTGTTGAGCCGTTGCGCCCGTTGGGTGAGGTTGGTCGTCAGTTGTGGGATACGGTGTTTGGTGCTGGTGAGTTGTGGATTTCTATTCGTACTGATACTCAGTTGGTGCAGATGGTGTGTGAGCAACTTGACCGCCGTGAGTGGTTGAGGGAACACATTGTTGAGAACCCTGACCAGTGGCACATGGTGAAGCAGTTGAATGATACTGAGACGATGATTGTGAAGAACTTGAGTTTGCTTGGCTTTACGCCTGCTGACCGTACTCGTTTGGGTTTGGTGTCGGCTAAGACTAAGAGCAAGTTGGAAGAACTGTTGGCTAAGAAAGCCCAGAAGCAGAATGACGGATAGTTGGCCGCCTGCTTATTTGACTCCTGTTCCTGTTGAGGCGATTGCTCAGGGTGATGGGGAGTTTGCGATTGAGTTTGCTGAAACTTTTGGGTCTGTTGGTAAGGATGGTATTGCTGGTAAGGCTGGCGATGCTTTGCAGTTACGTGGCTGGCAGAAAGAGTTGTTGAAGAACCTGTATGCCCGTGATGAGCGTGGTGGGTTGTTGGCTACTACGGCTCTTGTGGGGATGCCCCGGAAGAACGGCAAGTCGGCGTTGTCGTCTGCCGCTATTGGTCTTTATTCGCTGATTGCTGAGGGTGTGAACGGTGGCGAGGTTATTGCTGTGGCTGCTGAGAAGGAGCAGGCTCGCATCGTGTTCGGTGAGGCGAAGCGCATGGTTGAGAACTCGGAACTCAATGACCTATGCCAGATTTACAAAGACTCAATCTATGTGCCTAGCACTAACTCGGTGTTTAAGGTTGTTTCGGCTGAGGCTTACTCCAAAGAAGGTTTGAACCCTAGCCGTGTGATTATGGATGAGTTGCACGCCCACAAGAACCGTGACTTGTATGACGTGTTTTCATTGGCTATGGGTAACCGTGGAAAGATTGCTCAGTTGGTGGCGATTACTACCGCTGGCGTGAAGTCTGACTCTACGGGCGAGGACTCGATTGCTTACAAGATGTACCAGTATGGCAAGAAGGTTGCTAGTGGTGAGTTGGTTGACCCTGCGTTCTTCATGGCTTGGTGGGAAGCGCCACAGGATGCTGACCATCGTGACCCTGCGATGTGGGCTATTGCTAACCCCGGCTTTGATGACATTGTTTCTGCTGATGACTTTGTGTCTGCGGTCAAGCGAACACCAGAGGCAGAGTTCCGCACTAAGCGCCTCAATCAGTGGGTCTCATCGCAGATTAGTTGGTTGCCTACTGGCACTTGGGATGCTTGTGCCGATGCTGGCGAACTTGACCCTGATGCCCAATACATTCTTGGTTTCGATGGTTCGTTCAGTGGTGACTCAACTGTGATTGTGGCTTGTTCTATTCCTGAGTCTGAGGATGACTTGCCTCGGCTTACTTTGGTGAAGGCTTGGGAAAAGCCTGCCGATGCTGACGATTCTTGGCGTGTGAACATTCAGGATGCTGAGGACACGATTGGTGAGTTCTGTCGGCAGTACAAGGTTCGTGAGGTTGCTTGTGACCCTTACCGCTGGCAGAGGTCCATGGAAGTTATGGCTGACAAGGGCATCCCGATTGTTGAGTGGCCTAGCACCTCGGCTCGCCGCATGGTGACTGCTTGTGCCAAGTTTTACGATGCGGTTGTTGAGAAGCGTTTAGTGCATGATGGCGACCCGTTGCTGGCTCGCCACTTGTCTAACGCTGTTGTCAAGAAGGATAATTTAGGTGTTCGCATTGTGAAAGAGAACCGTGCCAGTAGTCGCAGGATTGACGCTGCTGTTGCTGCTGTTCTCGCATACGATAGAGCAAGCGGTAGAATAGAAAAGGCAGTAGTGCCTCAGTTCTTTATTTAGGTGGCGTTGTGATTGCAACAATTTTGCAGGTGACTGGTATCACTTTGGTATCTCTTGGCATTGGGCTTATCTTTGCCCCGGCTGGTGTGATTATGGCTGGCGTCGGTGCTGTGCTTTTTGGTTTGGCGATTGAGCGAGGTCGTAAATAATGCTAGGTAATCTTTTTGAACAGCGTGCTGTCAGTTTCCAAACTATTTGGGGTGCAGGTCTTGATTCAACGATTGCGACCAACGCTGGTGTTGCTATCAACAACAAGAGCGCTTTTGAGGTTGTTGCTTTCTTCTCGGCTGTCAGCCTAATTAGCGACACCATCTCTACTTTGCCTGTTGATTCTTATGTGCGTGTTGATGGTGAGCGCAGACCTTACCGCCCACGCCCTATGTGGATTGACCAGCCAGATGTTGACACTACCCGTCAGGCACATTACGGCGCTGTTGTTGCGTCTATGTTGGTGAGCGGTAACTCTTACACCCGTGTGTTCCGTGACAGCAATGGTGAGCCTGTGAACTTGGTTGTGCTTGACCCGACAACTGTTGAGGTAAAGCGTTCTGCTATTGGTCGCAAAGTTTTCATTGTCACTGGTGAAGAAAAGCCCCTGACTTCTGAGGACATCATTCACTTGATTGACTTGGCAGAGCCGGGGTCGTTGATTGGTATCAGCCGTGTGAGTAAGTTGAAAGATGCTTTGGGTGTTGCCAGTGCGTTGCAGTCTTACGCCGCTAGGTTCTTCGGTCAGGGCGCAACAACTCAGGGTGTTATTGAAGTGCCGGGCGAAGTTACTGCTGAACAGGCCAAGAACTTGCAAGAGGGCTTTGATAGCCGTCACCGTAGTTGGCGTAATGCACACAAGACAGGAATCCTGTCGGGCGGTGCTAAGTATGTTTCTACACAGGTTGAGAACAACGCTGCACAGTTCTTGGAGTCACGTCGTTTCGCTGTTGAGGAAATGGCTCGTGCGTTCAACATTCCGTTGCACATGATGGGTATTCCTGACACTGCCTCGTATGCGAGCGTTGAGCAGAACAACTTGCAGTTTGTTTCTCACACGCTACGACCTATCTTGGAAAAGATTGAGTGGGGCTACTCTCGTTTGCTTCCTAACAATGCGTTCATCAAGTTCAACTTCAACGCACTACTCCGTGGCGACCTACAAAGCCGTGCGACCTCTTACAGCATTATGACTCAGGCAGGCATTATGTCGGTCAACGATGTTCGCCGTCTTGAAGACTACTCACCTGTTGAGGAAGGCGACCAGCACCGTGTTCCGTTGGCTAACGTGGCTTTGACTCAGACCACAATCATTGAGGAAGAAAAGTTGGTCAAGATGGCTCAGATGCTTGTGCAGGTCGGTTATGACCCTGCCGAGACTTTGGCTGCCCTGAACCTGCCCGCTATTACTCACACTGGTTTGCCGTCTACTCAGTTGCAGAATGTCGCACAGGTTAATCCTGAAAACCCTGAGACGGTTTACCTATGACGCTACCTATTGAATCTGGTCGTATAACTGTTGGTGTGACACCTGTGCAGGTTGACGGTTTGGGTGTTTCACCTATCCGCATCTACATTCACAACGAGGAATCAACTAAGACCCTTTTCATTGGCAACGAAAACGTCACCATACTCAACGGTTTTGGCATCGAAAAGCAAAGCACACAAGATTTCTTAATTTTTCCGGGGCAGTCGTTATGGATGGTTTCGGAAAGCGCAGGCCACATCGTAAGTTATCTAAGGATTCCCGTCTAATGCCATACTTCATTGCTAAGAACCGTGAGGGTTGTGAATCTGGTTGGGCTGTCGTTGATGACGGCGGCGACCTCATTGCCTGTCACGACAGCAAACAGAGCGCCATTGATAACGCTGTGGCTTTGAGCATCGCCACCGAAGAACCATTTGAGGGCGAGAGAGCCGCTGTCGGCAGTTTGCTTGTGGGCGACTATGTCACTTGGGTTGTTGATGGTGAAACTAAGACTGGTGAGATTTATTCGGTTGATGGCGACATGGCTCAGGTAAAGATTTATGACGACATGGGTGGTTTCTTTGTCGAAACTGTTTTGATTACCACTGTGCCTGTTGCTGATTTGACTCGCATCGCTGAACCAGAAGTTTTTGAAGACGAAGATGAGACTGAAGACCGTGCAGTAAATCAGTCTGCACCTGCATACATGAGGGCTGCTGCTCGTCGTGGTCTTGAATACTATGAGCAGGGCTTGGGTGGCGATGGTCTGGTTGACCGCACTATCCGTGAGGCTCGTGAGATGGCTTCTGGTGAAGTTTCTGACGATAAGTGGATTCGCATTGCTGCGTGGATTGCACGACACCTAGTAGACCTTGACTCGCCTGACGCAGACCCGTCATCAGACAACTATCCGTCTGCTGGTGTGGTTGCCCACTTGCTGTGGGGTTCAGGGCCGAGCAAGCGAGCAGCGCAAAGAACTTTGGCGTATGCGGAATCTGTGGTTGCTAGAATTAGAGCAGAGCAAGAAAGAGATGCTATGACTGACACAGTAGTTCGTAACAAGTGGCACGATGTCGCTTATGCGATTAAGAACCGTCTTGACGGTGTGGGTGAGGGGCGTTCTGTTCCAGCCACCGAGCAGCGTGTAAACGTTGCCGATTTTCAGATTCGTGAAACTGGTGACGGCATGACCTTCGAGGGTTACGCTGCCGTGTTCAACTCTGACTCTGTGCCTTTGCCGTTCGTTGAACGCATTGCGCCGGGTGCTTTCAAGCGTTCGTTGCAGTCACGCAACGAGGTCAAACTGTTGTGGAATCATGATGCTGGTGAGCCGTTGGCTTCGGTTCGTGGTGGCACTCTGCGTCTAACTGAGGATGCTCGTGGACTAAAGGTTCAGGCAACGTTAGCCAACACAACTCGTGGTCGTGACGTTTCGGAACTTATCCGCTCAAAGGTTATTGACTCAATGTCGTTTGGGTTCTCAGTCATAAAAGATACTTGGTCGAACGATGGTGGCACTCGCACTCTTGAGGCTGTCAGATTATTCGAGGTGTCAATCGTTAGTAGCCCGGCGTACGAAGGTACTGCTGGAACTATTGCTGTGCGTTCAACCGAAACTGGTATTGATGCAGACACTTTGGCTGACGCTTTGATGCGTCTGGAGTCGGGTGAAGAACTTGACCCTACTCAGGCTTCATTGATTACTGACGTTGTGGCTAAACTTACCAAGACCGAAGAAGTCGAGGAAGTTCAGGGCGACATCCTTGCGCTGAAGAAAAAGAAACTAGACCTACTACTAAAGGAAATCTGATGTTTACCAAAGAAGAAATCGAGATTGCTATAAAGGTAATCAACGAGACCGCAGGCGAGCCTGACTCTGGCGTTATCGCCGACTTGGTGCGTGACCTCAAGAAAAGTTCAGCCCCAGTTAAAGAGAATCGGGTGACTGAACCAAAAGAAACGAGATAATCTCATCTCTCGTTTGCCCCACCGCCTTTACTCCCTTTCGGCGGTGGGGTTTTCTTTTACAGGGTGTTCCACACTCTCAGTAAACTTGTATGTAGGTTGAGCGTTAGCGCCACCGTTTCTGTTCTGTGTTATTCACGGCAGAGTTCCCTGTTTATCCTTACACTGAAAGAAGACAAAATGTCTGAATTTATCAAGGGTCAGGCAGAAGTTCGCAACAACCTAGTTGCCCAGATGCGTGAGGTCATTGACCTCGCTGAGTCTGAGAAGCGTGGACTAACTGCTGAAGACCTACAAAAGATTGACCGCATCGAGGCTGACATTGCACAGCGTGATGCTGCTATTGCTACCGCAGAGAAGGTTGCACAGCGTTCGGCTGAGGCTGCTGCTGCTGCTGGCTCATTTGCACCAGAGGTCGCACCGACTTCTTCTGACGCAGATGTTTTGCGTTCGATTGCTCGTGGCGAACTTCGCTCATACGAGTTCAACCGTGAAACCCGTTCACCGCTAGTTCCATCTAGCAACACCGTTCCAACTTCGTTCTATGACCAAGTTTTCCAGATTGCGACCCTTGTTGGCCCAATGCTTCAGACTTCTGAGGTATTCAACACCGCATCAGGTGAGAACCTAGTCATCCCAACCGTTACTGCACTAAGCACTGCTGGTTCAGTTGCTGCTGCTGGAACTGTTGCAGAGTCAAACCCGACCTTCTCAAGCATCACTCTTGGTGCAATCAAGTATGGCGCAATCGTCAACTTGGCAAACGAGTTGGTTGCTGACGCTGGCTTCGACATCACTGGTTACATTGCACAGCAACTAGGTACTTCGCTTGGTGTGCAGACTAACACTGCACTAACCGACAAGTTGGTTTCTGCTGCTGGTTCAGTTGTTACTGGTGGAACTGGTGTTTCTGGTGCTGCTACTTACGAGAACTTGATTGACCTCGTTTACGGCATCGCTGATGGCGCTCGTGTTCTTCCGGGACTTGGCTTCATGATGGCTAAGTCTGGTATTGCCGCTGCTCGTAAGTTGAAGGATGGTTCAGGTGCTTACATCTGGACTGACTCTGCTGTTGCTGGTCAGCCAGCATCGTTGCTTGGTTACTCGGTTTACGAGAACCCTGCAATTCCTGCTGTTGCTGTTGGTGCGAAGTCGGTTCTATTCGGACACCTTCCATCATTCAAGGCTCGTGTTGCTGGTGGCGTTCAGGTTGCAACTTCAACCGATTTCGCTTTCAACACAGATGTTACGGCATATAGAGGTCTGATTAGAGTTGACGGTGGATTGACACACGCCAGCCACATCGGCTTCTTCAAGGGTGGCGCAAGTTAATCCTTAGCCGACAAATAGGCTGAACACCCCTCGTATGCGTAGATACGGGGGGTGTTCTTTTACTATGATTAGTTATACCTACTACGAAAGGTTCTAATGCTAAAGGGAACAATCACTTGGTTTAGCAACTCGCCCACAGCACCTACTGGCTATGGTGTTCAGTCGCAACAGGTTTTGAGTCGCATGGTTCGTGATGGCCTTGATGTCGCAATTCAGTCGAACTATGGGCGTGAGGGTGTTAATGGCACTTGGGATTCTGGTCACGGTCTTGTGCCTGAATATGCTCGTGGCGCTGATGCATATTCGCAGGATGTTACTGCCATCAATCACCTGAATCACAAGGCTAAGGTTGAGAAAGAAAAAGGCAAGCAAGCCGACTTGTTGATGACTTTGTATGATGTTTGGATTTTAAAGAAGGACAAATACAAGGACATCCCGATTGCTTCGTGGACTCCGATTGACCACAACCCGATACCGCCTTTGGTTATGCAGTGGTTGAGCAATCCTAACGTCACACCTATTGCCATGTCTAAGTGGGGTCAGCGCCAGATTGAGGCTGCGGGTATTGAGTCGCTTTACATTCCTCACGCTGTTGATGACGTGTTTAAACCTACGCAGATGATTGAGGGCAAGACTGCTCGTGAGTTTATGGGCATCCGTGATGACCAGTTTGTTGTGGGCATGAACTTTGCTAACAAGTCTTCTGGTGCTATTCACCGCAAGGCAGTTGGCGAGGCTTTGTTGGCTTTTGGTATTTTTGTGAAAAGACACCCTGACGCTTTGTTGTATTTACACACCGATATGTTCGGCGCTTACGGTTGGCGTTTGGCCGACTTGCTGACTTCGTGTGGTGTGCCTGCTGAAAACGTTTTGTTCTGCGACCAGTTGCAGTATCGTTACGGCTATCCGCAGGAAGTGTTGGCTGCTCTTTATACCGCTATGAATGTGTATTTGGGCGTGTCTTATGGCGAGGGTTTTGGTGTTGGCACGATTGAGGCACAAGCCTGTGGTGTGCCTGTAATTGTTTCTGACATTTGTGCAAGCACAGAACTTGTTGGCGATGGTTGGTTGGTTGAGTGTCAGCCGTTGTGGGATGAGTCTCAGAAGTCTTGGTTTAGCATCCCTAACATTCCGCAAATTGTTGAGGCCTTGATGCAGGCTTATGAGCGTGGTCAGGGCGTGTCTGAGAAGGCGTTGGCGTTTGCTGAGGGTTACCGGGCTGAGAAGGTTTGGCAAGATTACTGGATTCCTACTTTGGGCAAGTTGCTTAAATGATTCCAGTTCTGGGCTTTGCGACCCTGAAACGTTTTGACCTTGCTGACAGGTTGCTTGCCAGCATTGATTACCCTGTTGAAAATCTGGTCATCGTTGACAACTCTGGTCAGGCTTCATGGAATCCAGTCAAGCCCGACTGGGTGGTGAATATGTGGGTTATCCGTGTGCCTTACGGTTTGGGGCTTGTTGGCGCTTGGAATCTGATTATCAAATCAACACCGTATGCCCCGTATTGGTTGCTGGTGAATGATGACTGCTGGTTCGCCCCTGAGACGCTCTCTAAGGCCGCACAAGGCGTTTTGACGGATGCCGTGAACTTCTTTGACTGTGTACCTCACTGGTCTGCGGTAGCCTTTGGTGAGGGCTGTATAGAGAAGGTGGGTTTGTATGATGAACGATTTTATCCTCTTTATTTTGACGATAACGATTTGGAACGCCGTATTGATTTCTGTAATGTTCCGAAGAACTTTATTGATGCGAAAGTTCATCACGACAATTCGTCAACGCTCAACAGTGGTTTTCAGGCGCAAAATTCTCGCACCTATCAGGCGAATCACAGACTCTTTGAGGAGAAGGTGGCACAAGGCGATTATTCAGAGGGCGCTTGGTCGTTGTCGGTGCGTAGGGCTAACCGATGGGATTGAGGGTTTACACAGGTGGAACGTTCGACTTGTTTCACGCAGGCCACGTCAGGTTGTTGGCTCGGTGCGCCGAGTTGGGTGCTGTGACTGTTGCCCTGAACACGGATGAGTTCATAGCCGAATACAAGGGCAAGTCGCCTGTGATGAGTTTTGATGAGCGCCGTGAGGTTCTTGAGGCTTGCAGGTTCGTTGATGATGTTGTGGCGAACATTGGTGGTGCGGATTCTCGACCAAGCATTGAGATGGTGAAACCTGATTTGGTTGTAATCGGTTCGGACTGGGCTAAGAAAGATTACTACAAGCAGATGCAATTCGACCAAGATTGGTTAGACCAGCGAGGTATTGGTCTTTGCTACATTCCTTACACGTCAGGTATCAGCACCACTGACATAAAAGCCCGTATGCGGTTTAGCGGTAGAATAGACTCATAGATTTAGGAGTCATTTTGGCTATTTCAAATGGTTACTGCACTTTGGCTGAGGTCAAGGCTGCTTTGCGTATCCCAAATGCGGATACTGTTGACGACACCATCCTTGAGGGCAACGTTGAGGCTGCTTCTCGCCTGATTGATGGTTACACGATGCGTTCGTTCTACAACGCTGGAACCGCTGTGCGCTACTTCGCACCAGATAACGCTATTTACTTGCCGATTGATGACGCTATCAGCATCAGTGAGGTTGCAACTTCTAGCGACATTGACACTACCTATGACGTGATTTGGGCTTCTACCGACTATCAGAAAGAGCCATTAAATGGTCGTGTTGATGGTTTAGGTGGTTGGCCTACGACTGGTATTCGTGCGATTGACAACTACGACTTTTATGTGAACAACGGTCAGGCTTTGGCTCGTGTGACTGGTGTGTGGGGTTGGTCTGCTGTTCCTATCGCCATCAAGCAGGCAACGATTATTCAGGCAAGCCGTATCTTCAAGCGTCTCGATTCGCCGTTGGGGGTTTTGAGTTCACCAGACATGGGCTTTATCCGTGTCGGTCACAAACTTGACCCTGACGTGCAGATGCTTGTCAGTTCTTACCGTTTGATGAGAAATCTAGCATGACCACTCTTGGCAGCATCAAGGCTGGCTTGGCTGCTAACCTCGCCACTATTACTGGTATGCGAACTTCTTTGCAGATACCTGAGCAACCTCAGCCACCCGTGGCGATTATCACGGTCAACTCGATAAACTATGACACAACTTTTGGTCGTGGCTTGGATGAGTATATGTTTACCGTGACTGTCATTGTGAGCAGGGCTGATGGGCGTAACGCTCAGAACTTGCTTGACCCTTACTGTGCTAGTTCGGGAACACTCTCGGTCAAGAGTGCGATAGAATTAGACCGTTCACTTGGCGGTAGTGCAAACGACTGTCGGGTAACCGGGTTATCAACGTATGGTAATCTGACAATAGGTGAAACAAACTACCTAGCAGGCGAATGGTCTGTGACGGTTTTCGCATAAGTAGGAGAATAAATTGGCTAAGTTTCTTGCCACACAGTTTCAGGTAACCCTTAACGGCGTTAACCTGACTGACTCACTTCACGCCGTCACTCTCGATGTGTCGTCTAATGAAGTAGACACCACCACCTTCGGAACTGCCTCAACTGTCTACAAGACTGTTGTTGGTGGCATCGTTTCTGGTTCAGCAAAGTTGGACTTCTATCAGGACTACGCTGCTGGTTCGGTAGATGCAACCATCTTCCCATTGGTTAACACAATCGGTACTTTGGTTATCAAGCCTGCTGGTACTGCGGTTTCGGCTACGAACCCGTCATACACGGCACTCTGCTTGATAAACGCATATAGTCCAATTTCGGGCAGCATCGGCGACCTCAGTTCATTCTCAGTGACTTGGCCTACAAGCGGCACAATCACTAGAGCAACTGCATAAGGAAAATAATGAAAATCAATCTACGCATTGAATTGAATACTGGTGAAGCAAAGGAAGTAACTTGTTCGGCTGCCGACCTTGTTGCTTTTGAAACTAAGTATGACGTGTCAGTTACCACTTTGGAATCTGGTGTGAAGTACACTCATTTGCTCTTTTTGGCTTGGACTAGCGAAAAGCGCCGCAAGGAAACTACTAAGGACTTCGAGTCTTGGGTTGAGGATGTCGCCTCTGTTGGGGCGAGTGAAACAGACCCAAAATAAAGGGTCTGGGCGAAACTTCAGCCCACTGGCACATTGCGGCTTTGGCTTGCGAGACTGGTATCGCTCCTTCTGTGCTTATGCAGGAGTCTGACCGTATGTTGTTCACGATGACTCGTTATCTGACGGCTAGGGCGCAGGCTCAGTCTTCTAAATAAAGAGACCACCCGTAAGGGTGGTTTTCTTTTTGCTCGGTAGACTTGGTGTATGGAAATCAGTAAAATGTATGCGTCTTCTGCCAGCGGTAGAGCATCTGTTTCTTTTACTGATGTGCGTCAAATGATTACAATTCTTGGGCAAATTGACCGTGAACACGTCAAGAAACTAAAGGCAAGGGCTCGTGAGATTGCTAAACCCGTTGAAGATGCGGTTAGGCGAGGAATCCCGTCTACCCCACCTTTGCTAAAGGGTATGACACCTGCGGTAATACCGGGGCGTTTAAGTTGGAACACAGGTTTTCCTGCTAATTCGACTACTATTCAGACACCTCGCATGGCTGTAAAGAAAAAATACAATTCGATTGCTCGTGTTAGGACTCGTTCTGCTGCTTTGGGTCTTGCTGACATGGCTGGTCGTAGCCGTAAGTACATGAATAAATATGCAGAAACTAAACCTTATCCTTATTCTGGGCCGGGCAATGTTGGTGGTATGCGTAAGCACAAGAACACGATTGCTCGTTCTACTAAATTTATCCAGAACTTGAATAGTGGTCGTGGTGTTGTCAAAAATTCGCCATCTCGTTATGTTTGGCCTAGCGGTCTAAAGGCCTTGCCTATTGCAAGGTATAAAATGGAAATTGCTTTGAACGAGTATGTGGCTATTGTTAATGCCAGATTGAGAGGCTAGTTATGGCTGGCAATATTTACCTACCTATTCTTTCGACCTTTAATGGTGCTGGTGTTAAGCAGGCTCAGGGCGCTTTGGCTGGCTTGGCTGGCACTGTGCGCTCTTTGGGTGCGTCTTTTAAGGCTGCTGCTATTGGTTTTGTGGCTTTCCAGTCTGTCAGCGGTTTAGCGAACTTCGCTACTGGAACTATTGTTCAGGCTCGTGACCTTGAACGTAACATTCGTGCTTTGGAACTTGTTTTTGATGATGCCACTGGCAGGATGAAAGAGTTTGTCACAACGGCAAACACTATGGGTCTTTCTCAGAGTCAGGCTGCTCAGGCTTCAACTTTCTTGGGTTCGGTTTTGCGTGGTGCAGGTTTTGACACTGCTAAGACCGCTGATGAGACTGAGAAACTTGTTTCTTTAGCGTCTGACCTTGCAACCGTTTATGGTTATGACGTTTCTGAGGCTTTGTCGGGTATGACGGCGTTGTTCCGTGGTGAGTATGACCCGATTGAGAAGTTCGGTGTTGCTATGAAGCAACAAGAAGTAAACACTATTTTGGCTTCTAGGGAGATGGGCAATCTTACTGGTCAAGCATTGTTGAACGCTCAACAGCAGGTTCGTCTTGAATTGTTGTATCAGAGAACTGCTAGGGCGCAGGGTGCTTTTGCTAAGGGTGCAGGTACTTTGTTTGTTGAGCAGAAGAAACTTGAGAGTGCTTTTAAGGACTTTGAGGCTCAACTTGGTGGGAAACTGACCCCTGTTATTACTGAGTTTATGATGGCTTTACAGCCGATGCTTGAGGGTGGTGCTGGCGCTGGTTTGAACTTCTTTCAGGGTCTCGCAGACACTATGGATGCGTTGATGCCTCTGCTAAAACCTGTTGGTGACTTGTTCAACATCATTGTTGATGTTTTGGGTGATTTAATGATTGCCTTTGCACCACTGCTTGAGATTATCTCTATCAGTTTGGGTGATGCTTTGAACTTCTTGATGCCTGCGCTGGCTTTCATTGGCGAAACCTTTAGCATAATTGCCCGTGTAGTTAGTGCGGTGCTATCGCCTGTGCTTGACATTCTTGCTATTACTTTCAAAATTATTTTGGGAGTTACTAGCACTTTTATGGGAATCTTCAAGCCACTTGTTGACCCGATTATGAGTTTTATTGGTTTTGTAGTAAACGGGCTTGAGGACTTTGCTAAGGGTTTCCGCAGTGTAACAAAGATGATTGTTGATGGCCCGGAGTTCCGTGCAAAGAGTTCGATTCGTAGCATTGAAGGCCCTGACGCAATAATTCCTACAACTGGTGACGATGATGACGATAAGGGCAAAGATTACGTTGCCGATTTTTACAAAAACATTAAAGACGAGATTAAGAAACAGAACGCCCGTCTAAAACTTGAAAATCTGGGTGCTTCTGAGGCTTTGATTAGCAGCATCCTTAGCGGTGAGGGTTGGGGAACTGTTTACGCCCGTATAGTCAAGGGTGGGGCTGCTGGTGTTGCCGCTTTGCAGGCACAGTTCAATAAGACTAAGGCTGGCATTGACGAGTTGGCTAAGGTTGCTGAGGAGTCTGCTAAGGCGTTTGAGGCTATGCAACAGGCGTTGGCTGATGTTGCTGAGGAGATTGTTTCTTTCGGTAATGGCATGATGACTTTGCTGAAGTCGGTTTCGCCGTTGCCTGCTGTTACTCGTGCTTTGGGCGAGTTTGAGTCTGCGGTTGTTGAGGCTTTTGATGCTATCGCTGACAAACTTGCTAGTGCGGTTGATAACAAGTTGTTGTTCCAGTCTTCTGCTGATGATTTGATGGCTTATGCTCGTGCCACACAGACTACTTTGGCTGGTATTGCACAGCAGCGTGACGCTATCGCTCAACGCATTGCGGATGCTAATGATTTGATTGCTTCGACTAAGAACGCCGTGATGGGTTTTGCGAACATCACTTCGTTGTTGGAGTCGCAGTCTCAGACGATTGTTGAGACGACCACTTCGGTTGCTGACGGTATTCGGTTGACTTTGACTCGCACTCTTGATGTGCAGGGCATGGTTGGGGATTTGACTGGCAATTTCCAGAAGGTTTTGGATAAGACTAAGAAGTTTGCGGCTGATTTGCGTGAGTTGCGCCGTCTTGGTTTGGATAAGAACTTGTTTAAGCAGATTGTTGATGCAGGTTTGGAGTCTGGTGGGGCTACGGCTGCTGCAATTATTTCTGGTGGTGCTGACACTGTTGCCGAGTTGAATAATGTGTTTGCTGAGTTGTCTGATGTTGGTTCTATCATTGCTGAGGAAACCGCTCAGGTAATGTTTGGTGCTGGTGTTGATGTTACTAATGGTTTGATTGAGGGGTTGTTGTCGCAGGATAACGCTTTGCGTCAGGCTGCTCAGACTTTGGCTGATGCGTTTACTGCCACGTTTAATTCTCGTATGGCTGAGTCTATGGGTATTGATGCTTACAATTTGGCTGGTTTGAACCCGAACATGACTGGTGTTGAACAGCCTGCGACTGTTGGTGCTGGCGGTATTGGTGGCGGTTTGATGTTTACGGCTCAGTCTGCTGGCCCTGCAAAGATTTTCGAGGTGAACATCAACGCTGGCATGGTTACTGATAAGGCCGAACTTGGTCAGACCATTGTTGATACTATTTCTCGTTATGAGCGCACTAATGGCAGTGTTTGGGTGAGAGCCTAATGCCGATGCCTACTCGCAAGGTCGAACTTGGTTTTGATGAGAATGGCCCGGGTGCTTGGTTCACTTTGGATGACGCTACTGCTGGTGTTTTAGACAACACAGGCTATACGCTTGCTGGCGCTGTTTATTATGACGTTACTCAGTATGTGAAAAGCGTGTCTATCAACCGTGGTAAGAGCCGTGAACTTGACCGTTTCAATTCTGGTTCGTTGACGGTTCAGTTCAATAACCAAAACCGTTTCTTTGACCCGACTAATACTCTTAGCCCGTTTTTTGGTCAGATTGTGCCTCGCCGTGAGGTTCGTGTGACTGCTGGTACGGCTGTGCAGTTTTATGGGTTGGTTGATGACTGGGATTTGGATTACAACATTTCTGGTTTGTCTGATGCGACTTTGGCTGCTTTTGATGGTATGTCTGCGTTGGCTGGTCAGACTTTGACTGCTGGAACGGCTACTGTGCAGTTGTCTGGCGCTCGTATTGATACTGTGTTGAGTGATGCTGGCGTGAACTGGCCTGCCACTGAGCGCAACATTGATGCTGGTGGTCAGACTTTGCAGGCTGATGTGATTTCTGCTGGCACGAACGTGATGCAATACGTCAATGTTGTTGAACAGTCTGAGCCGGGTATTTTCTTCATTGATAAGACAGGTAAAGCCACTTATCGTGACCGCAACAGGCTATATCCGAGTTCTTCGGCTGTTCTGTTGTCTGATGATGGTACTGGTATTCAGTATGGCGACATCAAGGTGAATTATGGGTCGGAGTTGCTTTACAATCAGGCTGAAGTTAGTCGCCTGAATGGTGGTTTGGCTGTTGCTGATGATTTGACTTCTCAACGGACTTACGGTGTCAGGACTTATGTTGCTGATGGTTTGTTGATGAATACTGATGAGGCTTTGGGTCAGTTGGCTATTTATTTGGTCAATCAGTATGCCAACCCTGAGTACCGTTTTGAATCTGTGACTATTCCGTTGAATAAGTTGTCAACGTCTCAGCAGAATGATGTTTTGGGTCTTGAGATTGGCTCTATTTGCCAAATCAAGTTTCAGCCCAATAAAGTTGGGGCGGTTATCAATAAGTATGCTCAGGTCATTGGTGTTCAGAACCAGATGACCATTAGCGACCATAAGGTTACTTTGGCGTTCCAAACCATTGACACGGCTTATTTTGTGTTGGATGACCCTGCGTTTGGTTTGCTAGACTATAACTCGTTAGGTTTTTAGGAGTATTTCATGGCTGGTGCTGGTTGGCGCACATTTAGTGCGGGTGCGGTTCTTACTGCTGCTCAGGTACAAACTTATTTGCAAGACCAAGCGGTTCAGGTCTATGCGACTACGGCGGCTCGCACGACTGCGCTTGGTACTGCTGTTAGTGCAGGTATGATTTCGTACATCACCACTGGTCAGCAGTTGGAGTATTACAACGGTTCGGCTTGGACTGGGTTGAACTATACGACTGTTGCTGCTTCAACAGTTTCTGCTTACACGGTTACTTCAAACGACCACAACAAAACATTTTTGTCTTCTTCGGCTTCGGCTCAGACCATTGTTGTGCCTGATGTGTTTGAGATTGGTGAGCGTTTTGATGTTGTGCGTGACGGTGCTGGCACTGTAAGCATTTCGGCTGGTACTGGTGTGACTACTTGGGCTGGTGCTGGTACGGCTGGTACTGCTAAGTCGTTTGCGATGGGTACACAGTATTCGGCGGCTTCGGTTATCAAGGTTGCGGCTAACTCGTACCGTGTTATTGGTGCGGTGGCCTAATGTCACTTCTTCCACTGGGCTTGCTCAGTCAAGGCGGTGGTGCTAGCGGTGCGATTGGTTTTCAACTTATTTCAACCAGCCTGATTTCAACAACAACAGCGTCAGTTACTTTTAGTGCAATTCCTTCTACTTTTAAGCATTTGCAGTTGCGTATTGTAGGTCGCAATACTGATGCCGCTACTTTTCGTAGTTTGACGCTGCGTTTGAATGGCGACACTGGCTCAAATTATGGGTATCAGTCAATGCGTGGTCAAAACACAACAATTTCATCGGCTGCGCCGGGCGCTTATCAAACTTCACTTTTGATTGGTGAAACACCCGGTGCTGGCTCTGCGGCTAATGGATTTGGCTCATTGTTTGTTGATTTGATTGACTATGCCAACACAACAAAAATCAAAACAACAAAAACTATGGGTGGTAACGCTGCAACAAATGATGTCATTGCTTTTAACGGAACATGGAATAGCACTGCTGCTATTACTTCAATTTTGGTCAGCGATGCCGTAACTTCAACATCGTTTGCTGCTGGCACTCGCATCTCACTTTATGGCAGGGGTAACTAATGTCTTTTACCGCTTTGGGCAACATCACGCTTACTAGCGCACAAACAACAATTACTCTTTCCAGCATCAGTCAGGCTTATCGTGACTTGTATTTGGTCGTGACTATTGCTGGGCTTGGGTCAGGTGGTTCACCGCTACTTAGAGCCAATAACGATGCAGGGCTAAACTACACAGGCACTGTTTTAAGGGCTAATGGTACAGTTGCAAATGGTGTAAACCTTACAACTTACAACTATGGTGCAACGTTAGGAATTTATGTCGCTAACAGTGGCAGCAACGACACTTTTTTTGATGTTTGGATGCCTGATTATGCAACTACTGATAAACATAAGAACATGATGATTAGGGCTAATGGCGCAAGTTCGGGTGTTGAAATGCAAATAACTAAATGGAATAACACCAGCGCAGTTACTTCTTTGGTTCTCACTTTCGGTAGCGGTCAAACTTGGGGTATTGGCACAACTGTTGCGCTTTACGGGGTGACTGCATAATGTATGGCACTTTGATTGCATCGACAACTGTTGGTGCTGGTGGCAGTTCGAGCATTGACTTTACTTCGATTCCGCAAACTTACACTGATTTGTTTGTTATTTTGTCTGCTCGCTTTTCTTCACAAGGTAACTCGAGGCTCAACCTAAATTCATCTGGCTCTGGCTTTTCTTCAAGGTCTGTTTACAGTTTTGCTACTAATGCGCCGCTTTCTTACACAGACACTGTTGGGCTTGGGCGCTCTACAAGCGACTCAGGCGACCAGACTAACAACTTTGGCGCTAATCAGTTGCATTTGCCAAATTATCGTAGTGGCGTATCTAAGCCATTTTCCGCCGATGCTTTTGCGGCCAATTACAATGGCGGTTACATTGTTTTGACTGGTGGAGTTTGGGCGAACAATGCGGCGATTACCAGCCTGAGTTTGTTGCCGCCAACTAGCACTACTTTTCTTCAAAACACAACCGCATATCTTTACGGCGTATTGGTAGGCACTGGCGGCGCAACAGTCACTAGCGCATAACATCTAGCAAAGGAATAAAAATGGCTTTAACTAAAATTGTTGTAAATTGCGAAACAGGCATTTCTGAAGTTATTGAATTGACGGCTGAAGAAATTGCCCAACTTGAGGCTGACAAGGTTCAGGCAGAATTAGATGATGCTGCTCGTGAAGTTGAGGCTGCCCGTATTGCTGCGCTGAAGGATTCGGCTAAGGCAAAACTTGTTGCTGGTACTAAGTTGACGGCTGAAGAAGCAGCACTAATCATAGGATAAACTAGACCTGTAAACGTACCGATTCTGCGCTCGGTTTTTATAGAAAGACCAAATTGTGGATTCAGGAAACGACAAGATTCTTATTCAGTTAGTGCGTGACATTGCCGAGGTTAAGGCGATGGTTCAGAACTATGCGGACATTGAATTGCGTGTGCGTGAACTTGAGAAGGCTCGTTGGAAGTCTGCGTGGATTACTGGGTTGTTGTCTGCTGCTGTGTCTAGTTCTGCTGTTGCAATAATTATCCGATTGGTTGTGATGTGATGTCGTGCGTTTATGAACCGTTGCGTATGAAGACTCGTGAGCGCCGTGACGAGTTGGGTAAGGCAACCATTGGTGATACTGGTAAGCCTCGTAAACGCCCTCACCGTGGCAATGACTGGGGCGACAGGACTGGTTCGGCTGGTAAGGACTTTTATGCTGTTCATGCTGGCAAGGTTGTTAAGGTTTTGAAGACTGGTGAACTTGGTCACAGCCTGATTGTTGAGCGTATGGGTTGTGTGAACCCTAAGTGCAAAGGGCGTTTCGATGAGTACAACCACAGCAACCAGCCGACCAAGTTGAAGGTTGGCGACATGGTGACTCACAACACTGTGCTGAATCAGATGGGTGACATGGGGTCGCCGGGTGCAAACCACTTGCACATGAGTTCGGCTTTTGCCCCTGTGCCTCACGAATCGCCTGTTCCTAAACTTGTGGACTTGTTCAAAGACATTGATGCCGCTACTGCCGTTCGCCGTGCTGAGAAGGCTGCTGCCTCTGCACCACTTATTCAGAATCCAGAGGGTCAGTAATGGCTAAGAGTATAAAAACCCGTGTAAAAGCCATCAGTGCCGTTGTGGGTGCTGTTGTGTGGCGTGGCTTTGGTCTGTTCCTGTTTATTGCTGGTGGCGCTGCTGGTACTGGTGCGATTGTGACTGGTTCGTGGGTTGATGGTGTTGTGATTGCTTGGGCAACGTTAATGTTGGGTGTGATTGGGGCTATTGGTTATGCGATTGCTACTACTGGTGAGGCGACTCCCGATGTTGTTGCTAAAGCGTCTCAGGATGCGGTGCAGAAAGCGTCTGACAGGGCTTCTAAGTAGTTTTATTCGCCGTTTGTTGACGTTTCAGGCGTGGTTTTTGTTACGCTGATTTGTTGTTTTGGAAGAAGTCAATTCCGCCGTAGATGCCGTATTGGGCGTTGGATAGTATCCCAAATTCTCGGCATTGTTGTTTGAGTGGGCAGTCGTCACAGATGGCTTTGGCTACTTTGCGTGCCATGCGTTGCATTTCTTGTGATTCGTAGTCTTCTGGGTAGAAAAGTTCTGGGTTTTCTTCACAGGGTGTGCCACCGTTATCAGATTGTAATTCTAATAGTCGAAATCTTGCGTTTTCTATTAGTTTTTGTCGGCGGTCTGTCATAGGGTTATCTTACTTCGAGAAAGGGAGTTTGTATGCCTAAATTGTTGGGTAATTTCGAGTCTGGTTCGGCTGAGTGGTTGGCGTTGCGTGAGGGTGATGCTGTCGTTACGGGTACTTTGGTTGGTCAGATTTGTGGTGTGAATCCGTGGGAGTCTGCGTTCACTGCGTGGGCTAAGGCGACTGGTCGTATTCCTAATGAGGTGAAACCGTCTTTGGCTATGCGTTTTGGTCAGGTGTTTGAGGCTGGTGTTCGTCAGGTTTGGTTGGAGCAGAACCCTGATTACAAGGTGCAGGATTCGGTTGGTACTTGGGCTGCTGATGTGCATGACTGGGCTAGGGCTAATCCTGATGGGTTGCTGACTTGGCCTGATGGTACGAAGGGGATTCTTGAGATTAAGACTTCTCGTTTTCCGTTTGATGAGTTGCCGTTGCATTACAAGTATCAGGTGCTTTGGTATTGCTATGTGATGGGTTTGACTAAGGGCAAGGTTGTTGCGTTGTTTGCTGGCAGCGAGTTGAAAGAGTTTGATGTCGAGTTTGACCCTTACGAGTTCTCGGCGATGATGGTTGCTGTTATGCGTTGGCGTGAGTGTGTGCTGAAGGACTCTAAGCCTGAGTGGGATGGGTCAGATTCGACTTATCAGACTGTGCGTGATTTGTCGCCTCGTGACGTGTTGGATGAGCCTGTTGAGTTGGGTGAGTTGGGTATTCATTTGCAGAACGCCCAGAATGATGCGGATAAGGCTTACGCTCATTTGCAGATGTTAAAGTCTATGGCTTTGGACAATCTTGGTTCGGCGGGTCGTGGAGTTGTAAATGTCGGTGGTGAGGAGTATGTTGTTTGTACCCGTTCCGTAAATAAGAATGGGGTTGTTTCGTTGACTGTTAAGAAAGGGAAAAATGTCTGAAGAAAAGAAGCCGTCTGTGTTTGAGATGCAGATGGAGATTAACCAGTTGCTCAGTGACCGCTTGGATTTGATTGTGAAGTGGAACTCTGAGTTGAACACGATTGTGAAAACTTTGTCGGAGCGTTTGGTTGCTCTTGAGGGTGATTGCGCTTGCAAGAAGGGTGAGATGTAATGGCTCGTTTTGATTTGTCGAAGTATGCGACTGTTGCTGAGAGAATCCAGTTGCTTTATGCGGAGTATCCTGACGCTCGAATCATTACCGAGAACAAGACGACTTTGCAGGACAGGGCTGTTTCAACTTGGGTTGTCAAGGCTAGTTTGTATTTGTCGGGTGAAGACCAAGCAGAGGGTTTGGTGAAGGCGACAGGTCACGCTTTTGAGGTGGATGGTGGTTCTGGTGCAAACCAGACTAGCGCCCTCGAAAACGCCGAGAGTTCGGCGGTGGGCAGGTGTCTCGCTTTGGCTGGCTGGTCTGCAAACAAGGACAGCAATTCTTTGGCTTCGGCTGAGGAAATGCGTAAGGTTGAGCGTGGTGTGACCCCAGTTGGTCGTAATTGGTTGGGCGAGGCTGAGGCTTTGGGTCTTGCTTACAACGTGGATGGTTTGCTGGCGTTGTATCAGGATGCGGTGGCTGCTCGTGTGCCTGCCGATGTGTTGGCGCAGATTAAAGATTATGGCACTGCCGCCAGAGGATAAACGGATTCTTTTGGCTTCTGTGATTGAGTTGCAGGAGTGCATCAATGATGTTTATTCAAAATTTGGAACTAACGAGTTGTTCATTAGTTTGGTTAATTTGATTGAGGAAAGGGTTGTGAAATTAAATGACGAAGATACTTACCCCAGACATGGTGATTCAGGAACTGCAACGCCTAATTGGTGAGTCGGCTAAAGCGCCTGCCGCTATTTATGATGCGGAGTGCAAGTTGGCTGATTGCGAGTATGAGTATGACCGCATCTACCACACGACTATTTTGAACACTGAGGGTGCGATTGCGGTTCGTGAGGCTTATGCGAAGTTGGATGCTGCTGAGGCTCGGTTGGCTGCTGACTTGGCTAAGGCTGAGTTGAACCGTATTCGCAATAAGACTAAGCAGTTGACGGATGCTGGTATGTTGACGGCGACTATGGCGAAACAGGTTGAACTAACCTATAAGCATGGCAATTAGCGAATCTTGTTCTTGTGGGGCTTCTATCGAGTTGGATAGGGCTGATGAGTTGACGTTGCTTTATGAGTGGCGTAAAACGCACAGGTGTAAGGGTCAGGATTCTGCCGAGTTTTTTAGTTCGGCTGCTCCAAGTATTGAGACTGCCCCAGATTTCACTGACAAGAATTTGCACATTGGTTTTAGGGGTTCTGAGTTTGATGAATAAAGGGAAAAAATGCTCGATGAGAAGTTCTACATAGAACGCATCACGAATCAAATGGCAATGGAAGTTGTTGTTGCTAATCACTATTTGCATCGCAGAGCGCCGTGTAGTTGGGCGTTTGGGATGTTTGACAAATCCAATCATCAGTTGGTTGGTGTTGTGGTTTATGGTGTTTCTGCGTCTTCGACTTTGTTGCGAGGTATTTGTGGTGATGATGAGGCAAAGAATGTTTACGAGTTGACTCGTTTGTGGATTGACGATGATGTGCCTAAGAATGGCGAGTCTTGGCTGATTGCTAACACGATGGGTAAGACGGACAGGGAAATCATTGTCAGTTATGCTGACAGTTCACAGAACCATGTGGGTGTGGTTTATCAGGCTGCGAACTTTATTTACACGGGTTTGTCGTCTAAGTTCAAAGACCCGAAGGTTCGTGGGTTAGAGCATCAGCATCACGCTACTTATGCAAATGGTATGACCAACAAAGAGGTTGTCGAGAAGTTTGGTGACCGTGTGTATTTTGTCGAAAGACCACGCAAGCACAGGTATGTTTATTTTGCAACTTCTAAGAGTCGGCGTAAGGTTTTGATGGGTAAGTTGCGTTATCCTGTTTTGCCGTATCCGAAAGCAGCAAGTGAATAAGAAACAGTTTCAGAAATTTCTTGACCGTGATAAGGGGTGTTGGCATTGTGGCACTACTGATGAGACGCTTGTTCCTCAGCATCGCAGTAATCGGGGGATGGGTGG